TGCGCAACACCACCGAGTGCCCACGTCGCAGGCGGTTTTGGTGAAGCGTGTGTCTCCAATTCAATGCGTTCCCGGCAACAAGTGCCTCTTTTTGGCATCACATCGAATGGAAGATCACTTTGGTTACCACAACCGAAACAATATTCAGGAGTGACCTGAACAGAGGTTTCGTCGTTAGCAACACGCGTGGGAGATTTGCTAAAATTTGGGGGTGAGTTTTCACTCATTGTTTTCATTTCAGTTTTGAAGTCAAAGGAAAGTTTAGTCATAGGAAAATCAGATCCCCAGCAATTCGGTACAGGCAGCTGAGTGCGTCAGACGGGACTTTTAAATCAGCTTCCTCTAGAGGAAGGCCAAATAACCTATAAGGTTCCTCTTTATATACAAAGAGATGAGATATTACACACTATACGATTAATTTGTTATTACGATAAAATCATAGTTTTAAAGTAGTCATAGCAGTGTGTAAATCCCAATATCTCCCACCCTAGTGCTAGTTGCAAAATTGGTGTAAAGAGTATATTGGTTACATATCGATATATATAAATTGTACATCAAATGGTTAAATGACGAAGATCGCTAAAATTTAGTTGTGTTGCACATCTCATACTAGAGAAGGCTAAGACAACTAGTCATCATGCTTCAAGTTAGAATATCAATGTTCTTTAGTTAATTCCTCCATTTGGGAGATGGAACCTTCCCCAAGGTATAAATTTAGGCTAAGAGGCGCTGTAAACATCCATTTGGATTGTTAACTAAAGGAACTTGAACGGCTAAGCCAAAGTTCATCAACGGTCAAATCAGTTCTGATTGAAGTCCGTACCACCTAGGTTGCTTATGTCTAGGCCGTGCGGGCGCTGTACCTATCCTCATGGAAAGCATGCTCAATTTTGGGGGCAAACAATTAAGTCAACCAAACGCGGAAACTAGGTCTGTCTGTAAACAAACCCGACAAATTTCTAGTCAGTATTACGTCGTTCAACGCGCGCCAAAATATCACATGGTGACTATTAAGGATAAAGTTTCTACGGACTACGGTGATCCGATCGGAGCTTCATATACTCATAAGTAAAGAGCTTCTCCTAGAAACTGGGACTTATTCTATAAATAAGTAAAGTCTTAATATGCCCTCCACCATATCTTGTGCAGATGTATTACTAATATATTAGAATTTCTGTGACGATGATAAAAAACAAATGATTACAGTCAAATGTTTGAAATCAAAGTATTTGAAATGATAGTGGTTCACGACGCCCCTATCAGATTCAGAAAAACTAATAATTAGTTAATGTCTGTGCGAATTTCGCAAAAGTGGGTGTGTGTATAACATAATAAGAGTCCAACGACTGTCTCGAACAATACGGTAATTGTTCATCTATTAAATAATAGTTGAAGTGGTTGGGTGATCTATTGAGAATGCAGGCGATCAAATTGCATAATTTAAAAATATAGGTTTTCTTAGCATGAGTGACCTAAAACACCTCGGCGCCATAAATGGCCCGGTCGCATATGAATTGTATAGTGGAATGCACT